TTAAGATTCGACTGACCGAGTCCGCTGTGGACTACCTGGCCGAAGTTGGATATGATAGCAAGATGGGTGCAAGGCCCCTGGGACGCAAAATCAACGATTTGATCAAAGTACCGCTGAGTAAAAAGATCTTGTTTGAACGTGTGTTACCAAATAGTAGTATTACTGTAGACTGGACCGGGACAGAATTTACATTTGATAGTCGAATTTGCATTGAAGCACCCCCCACTGTGGATGAGCATGGATACATCATACTGGAAAAATAAAAACAATTCAATTCGATTTGAAGAAACTACCAAACAGTTTTTTGGAAAATACTTGTATCGACTAAAAATGTCTGTGCCTGGTGGGCGTATTGTGTACGAGAATAGAGATTATGCTGAGGCAGTTGAATCAAGGCGCCATTTCCGACAGTTTAATCCCGGCGGCTATTGGGGCAAAGGCCCAATAAACATAGATAGTATAGATGTAGGATTACTGTATGCTATTCGCAAGTTAAAAGATAACAACCCAAATATCAAAATGCGTGTGGAAGAGCCCGAGATACAGTTCTATGCAGAGTCTGAAGTAGAGTTAAAAGCCATATCCAATCAAATTGGGGCAAAATACAATGCCTCACTGGTGGCAATATCGGGTCCTGCTAGTGATGCCACTATGGAGTTGTTAAGAACTGGTGTAATCATACGCAAGAACGAATTTGGATACAAGTATAAGATTGTAATGCGTGATGGGCGTTGCGAAGTTGAAACTAAACAGCAAATTCTCAACTACTTAAAAGGCATGGGCATCGACGAAGTTAAAGTTTCCCCAGGAACTGAACGTATGCTAAACTCAAAATACAACGGATTTTGGGGTGTTTGGTTTTATGCCAACGATGAGAAAGTTACAACCTTTTTAGAACTAATACACCCGGGCTGTGTATTAAATATTCATCCAGTGGTTGTCGCCTAAATAAATACTTACATATTCAAGGAGAAGCCAATGGCTAAGATTCAAGAAGAGGTAATTGTTATTACCATTAGTAAACTAGTTAAAAACGACGATGCTGGGCACGATATCGCAAACACCGAAACTTTAACCGCATTAGCATCTGTAGCAGAAGAGCTACTAGGTCAGGGCGTGGTAGTTGAAGTTAGCAAAGCATAAACAAACCTAAGAAAGTAATCAATGAGTAAAGACAAGAAGATCGATCAATCTGCCGCTGTAGACTTGATCAAAAAAGCGGCCGCGGCCCGAGCACAACAACCACAACAACCTGTACAACAACCAGGTGTTCCGTTTGACTTCCGTAAGTGTCATTTACATATCGGTATTCCCTGTTATGGTGGTATGGTCAGTGAACCTACTATGACCAGTTTCTTGCGTTTTATCTTGTTAGCACAACAAGCAGGTTTAAATTGGAGCCTAGACACCATGGTCAACGAGAGCTTGGTAACTCGTGCTCGTAATAACTTGATGGCAAAAATGATGACCAACCGAGAAGCCACACATTTCTTGTTCATTGACGCAGACATTCGCTTTGAGCCGGATGCTATTCTTAGAATGATTGCCTGTGACAAAGAGGTCATTGGCGGATTGTATCCTAAGAAGGCCTTGCCAGTTAATTATGTTATTAACTTGCGTCCCGAAACAAAGATTCAAGGTGACATCTTCACAGTGGACACCATGGGCACCGGCTTCTTGTTGTTCTAGCGTCATGTGTACGAGAAACTGATTGCGGCACATCCTGAAACCAAGTATGTGGACGATGTGGGCCTGGGCAAACAATACGAGCCCATGATGTATAGTATCTTTGATTGCGAAATTGATGAACGTGGACACTATCTAAGCGAGGACTGGTTGTTCTGCAGACGCTGGGCCAAATTGGGTGGCGAGATTTGGGCACACGGCAAGGTGTTGTTGAACCACATTGGACACTACGAGTTTGCTGGTGACTTGAGCAAAATGCCACAGTTTGGCAATGAAGCTACTAGCACATTGCCGGATGCCGCACCTGCCGCACTACGAGATGCCATTAACATGGCTACCAAGGCCGCACCACAGGCCATTACAACATAAGGAAACGATATGTCAATGGAAAAGATACACTTTAAGATTAAACTCAGTGGAACATATTGGGATAAACGACCACACTATGTTATTCTAATAGATGATCAAGAGTGTGTCAATGCCTACATTACAAAAGATTCCGATGCGGTAGAATATGTTGAATTTGATTGTGGTGTGAAAGAAGACACCGAGCATGTGTTACGCATACGATTTGACAATAAATCACAAGAAGATACAGTCACAGATGTTGCAGATCCCAATAATCATGTAATCATCAAAGACATGTTATTAAACATCATTGACATTGAAGTTGATGATATTGAATTAGGTACCTTAACCCAGATGTTAAGCGTATTTAAATATAATGAGCCCCATGATTGGCCTGAACCCAATAGCACAGAGTGGGCCAACTGTGTTAATCTTGGTTTTAACGGTACATATGAGCTTAAATTTAGTAGTCCATTTTACCTCTGGCTACTAGAGAACATCTAAACTGGCCCGCAAGGGCCTTTTTTGTTTTGTACTAAATACAGTACTATGTTTATTTTTGAACTGTTTGAAGCGGCCCTGGGCGAAAAGACTGTGGTTATATTACCCGGTGGGTTTCATCCCTTCCACCCAGGGCACCTCTCTTTATATACATCAGCACAACGAGCATTTCCCGGTGCCGATATCTTTTATGCGGCTACCAATGACAAAGCCAACAGACCGTTTGACATTGCAGACAAAGCACGACTAGCACAAATTGCCGGTGTTCCACAGGGGCATTTTGTACAAGTTAAAAGCCCTTTCCAAGCCAAAGAAATTACCGCCAATTACGATCCTGCTACGACTGTGCTGGTATTTGCCCGTAGTGAAAAAGATCGAGATGAACCACCACACGCAGGTGGCGTCAAGAAGGATGGTAACCCAGCATACCTGCAACCTTACGATAAAAACCCTGCTCCAATGAGTCAACATGGTTACATGGCTTACTTGCCTACTGTGGAGTTTGCCGCAGGACCCAGCGGTGTTACCAGTGCCACACAAATACGAAACATGTGGCCCAAGGCCAGCCCAGAACAAAAAGCTGAGATTGTTGGCGACCTATATCCTAAGAACCCACAGGGCGCACATCAAATACTAGACAAGTATTTAGGCGAAGATGCAGTTGCATACATGGGTGCAGGAGCAGGCAGTAACGAAACATCTAGTCCAGTGGGTGGTGTTGCCGAACACATAGGCAAAGTTAAAAGCGGCTATCGTTTGTACAGTCACAAAGGTAAGAACTTGGGAACATTCCCATCTAAGGCTGGTGCAGAAAAGCACGAACGCGAAGTACAATACTTTAAACATAAAGGGTAATGTATGTTACGACACGCTGAATTAAAATTTAATGTTCATTGTTACTACAGTGGTGCCAATCCAAGATACCGAGTGTATGTTGACAACGATTTAATTACAGAGCGCACATTTGTTTGGAGCTCTGGCGAGCAGTACATAGAAGAAACAGTTATATTAGAAGCACCCATTGGAACACATCAACTACGAGTGGAAAATGTTGACCCTGCATTGGGTACATTCACTGTAGAGCAAATAAAGTTAGACGGTATCACCCCAGCAGGGAATACAGTATTCGAAATAGTATAACATAAATATAGCATAACCAGGATTTTGATATGAAACCAACAGATTTTATTGTAGAACATAACCCGTTTATTGGACAAGATGCCGATGAAATGCACGGCGACCACGAAGTACAAATGGCACGTGCCGATTGTTACAATGCCGCAGACTACGCTATCAAACTACACAAGATTTTACAAGGTGTAAAACAAACCGGCCAACTAGAAGGTTGGGTCAGTGAAAAAATTACCCTGGCCAATGACTATTTGCGTACTGTGTACGAGTACTTGAGTTACGAAAATCGTGAACAAGAGCCGGGCGCAATGTCTGCTTTTGCTTTTGAAGCCGCAGAGCGTCGATTTGAAGATGTTGTGGCCGAGTCTGCATCAGTTGGTGCTAGTAGCGCAGGTGGATTTGCTACAGGACCCGTAGCAGATGCTGTGCCCATGCAACGCCGTGTTCGACAAGAATCAGCCGCTACTAAAAAGTATGGTAACGCAATGAAAACAAAACAGCCCAAGATTGGTAAAGGCGTTTATTAATGAGTATGCGTGACCTGTTAACCCAGCTGTCGGCTTTGGAAGAAGGTTCCAAGGTCAAGTTTGCTGGTGAACCTAAACAAAAACCCGGTGATCAAGTGCGTGGTACAGATCGGGCTGTGGGTAAAAAAGGTCAACATCCATTTCAAAATCGTTTGGTTGGTGGCGAAAGCCTGCTACGTGATTTAGAAGCCGCATTACACGAAACACCCACTAGAGACTTGATGCGTGAGTATCGAGACTTTGTTAACGAAGCTCCAGTGCCACCACAACCCAACCAAGCCGCACAACCCAACAGGCCAACATTGGGTACAGATTTAACTAAACCCGCGCCGCAACAACAGCAAGCAGATCCTGCACAAGTGGCCGCACAACAAAAACTTGCACAACAAGATAAACTAGATCAAAACAATTTACAAAAAGGTGTTGCCAGTCTAAAGGCCGCAGGTGCCGCTGTTAGTAACCCAGCACAAGTAGTAAAAGCATTTGATAAAGTAGACAATCAACAACCACTGACTCCTGGAGACAAGGGCGCAGTTGCGTCAGCAGGCACAGTATTAGCACCTATTATGGCCAACCCACAGCTACAAGGCAAATTTAAAGATTTAGTCGCGCAAGCCAGTGCCGAGCAAAAGAAACAACAACAAATGCAACAGACTGCCGCTCCCGCTGGTGCTGTTGGCGCACCTGTAACAGGACAAAAATAATATGAACTTATACGACCTATCACAAAAAAGCAAAAAGAAACAGCAACAACTAATCAAAGAACACAGATTAGCTGAATTTGCTCAGGGATCGGGTGGCGGGGAATCAGGACGTTGGTACACAGATGATCAAATGACCGACCTAGTGGGTGATGGCTGGTGGCAAGACATGGACGTCAGCGGTGCAAACATTGGTGTACCTGATTCAGAAGTACCAAAAGCGTACATGATCCAACAGGCACAACGCTGGTTAAAACGTCAAGGTTATAGTGTTCAAGTATTAAATTGTAAAGCAAATGATGACGACATGGAATGGTATATTGAAGGCGCATTTCCCAAAGATCTAAAGGAATTTGCACCTCCGGGAGGAGACGAAGGTGGTCCTGACGAAGATGAAATCTTATTCAGATTGGCCAAGCAATGGTGGCTCGGAACTGAATCGGACATGATCCGTGTGGAACGTACACTAGCAAGTATGGGCTGGGAAATCGGCGAAGATGAAGGCAGTTATGATGACGGCGGCGTGTTTGTTGTACGTAGTGGTGATGAGAACGGCCGTAGTTATCAATCATGGCCACATGAAGAATTGGTTGCAGAAGGTGTGGCGGAGGCCATTCCGTTGGACACACTTAGAAGCACAGCCGGCACCAGAGTCAAGGATGAAGTCAGTGCCAAGTTAAAACAAAATGGTCCATTGGGTCGTGATGCAGAAAAAGCAAAACAAAACGGTAAGCCTGTTAAGCCAGGTGTGGCGGAAGGCTCTGCCAATGGTATGCGTTTGTTGGCCAAGTACGAAGAAGGCCAACGTGCTGTCAAGGTATATAAAAACGCCGAGTGGAACGAATATGTTGTACAGTATTATGACAATGGACAGCGCAATCCCGAAGCTGACTATCACACAGATGACAAGCAAGATGCAATAGACAGTGCCAGCAGTTACTTGAAAAAAGGCACACAAGACATGGCAGAGGGTCTAGGCTATAGTCAAGATCCAGACCAAGCAAAATGGTATCACGCAGGTCGCAAAGCATACAAATTCGGTACCACTGGCGATCTAATACAAGACATTGCTAAGAAACACGGTTGTCCACCAGAGTGGTTGAAAGCATTTCATGCTGGATACCAAGATCAAGAAGGTTGGGGCAAACAAGACGTAGAGGAAGCTGGTTACAATCACGGTTTCCCAGACCCCAATGCTCCAAGTTTAAATCGCCGTCGTAGAGAAGATGACGAAGGTCACTCAGAGTTTGATGACCGTCAGCGTCGACAAACTGGTATGATCTTTTACACGGTTGATGACGCCGAACGAGCACAACAACTGGGACTCAAACAAACTCGCAGTGGCAAGTGGTTTTTACGCACAGGTAATAGACTAGCACAGCAAGTAGCAGACAAAGAATTTGGTATGGGACGCATTTGGTATCCCGAAAGCACAGTAGAGGAAGCCGGTGTATTTGGCTTCATGACTCCCGACCAACCAAAGCCTGTGGTTAAAAAACCCAAACTTTCGTTGAGCCAGATCCGAGACCTGAGCAAACAGGAAGATGAAAAAGTTGCAAAATATGTAAGAACTAATGATCTACCAAAGAATCCCGATCATATGCGTGTAGTGCATGACGATGTTGAACTGGGCGAACTCAGCAACGAACTGTTGGGACGTTACAAAAAAGAACTAGGTGTTCGTGCCAGTGCCGCAGACAAGGCAGGTGACTACGATCGAGGTCATGAATACTTTAAAAAGATTACTAAGGCGACTATTCGCCAAGGTGACAACGACGCACGTCGACATGCTGAAAAAGAAAACGACATGATGGAAACTCGTTTAAATATGATGCGTAAGGCAGGATACGATCTATGACATTATCAGAAGCCACAAAAATAGCATTTGCCAGCGAGTTTAGTTTTTATTTAAAAGCACACAACTTTCATTGGAATGTGGAAGGACATGACTTTTTAGAACATCATCAACTGTTTGGATTAATCTACGAAGAAGTCTATGGCGCCATTGATGACTTTGCAGAAAAGATTCGCGGCATCGGCAGTTATGTGCCGGCCAGTTATACTCGTTTCAGTCATTTGACCGAAGTGGATGACGAAACTGATATCCTTGGTCCTGGACTCATGTTACACACACTGTACGAAGACAATGAAAAAATGATGGTTGTACTAAAGATGGCCTACGATCTTGCCGAACAAGTGGGCGAACACGGCTTCTCAAACTTCCTTGCAGAACGCATGGACGCACATCGTAAACACGGTTGGATGTTACGTGCAAGCCTAAAGGCCTAAATGCTACCCATTATAGCAACTCTGGTCATGACACACATCACCATCATATGTGTCACAGTTTTCCTACACCGCGGACAAGCACATCGCGGATTGATATTTCACCCCATACTCAGTCACTTCATGCGTTTTTGGCTATGGCTAACAACTGGCATGGTCACTCGTCAATGGGTGGCTATACATAGAAAACATCACAGATTTAGCGATCAACCAGGTGACCCACACACCCCACATGTGTTTGGCATATGGCGAGTATTGTTTAAAGGTGCTGGATTATATCACACAGCCAGCAAAGATAGTGCAATGGTTGCCACATACGGCCAAGGCACTCCGGTTGACTGGATCGAACAAAACCTGTATACTAAGCACAGTAGACTAGGAATTACTTTGTTATTGGCTATAAATTTACTTTGTTTTGGCTGGTGGGGATTGTTGGTCTGGGCAATCCAAATGATCTGGATACCATTCTGGGCGGCCGGAGTCATAAACGGTGTAGGCCATTGGATGGGATATAGAAATGGACAAACTAAAGATCATAGTCGTAATATTGTGCCTTGGGGCATTATTATTGGCGGCGAAGAATTGCATAACAACCACCACTTGGACCCAGCGAGTCCCCGCCTTTCTAAGAACTGGTATGAATTTGATATAGGCTGGATGTATATAAATATTTTTAAATCGCTTGGCCTAGTCAAGATCAAATGACTTTCTTTTACACAGAATTAGATTTACCGCCAATACCCGAAGAGTTGTTAATAAATTTACCAACTACGGGTAGTGGGCTAACTGCTGAAGATATCGGATATGGCTACCACCACTACAAGGACGGAGTAGAAATACACGCCTGTACATATCAATGGGGTAGGGTAAATTTAGGTCCGTTAATGTCTTGGTTAAAAGAAAACATACCACCAATTAATGCACATCTAGAAAATACAGATGCTAAAGTACCCGGTGTATTTATGCAAACCACCACTCCCCGACACCCAGATGGTGGCGCACATATTGTACATTCTGACATAAGAAGAATTGCCGGATTAAATTATCACTGGACCTTGGGTGGTGATGCAGTTGTTAATCGTTGGTACAAAGAAAAAAACAAACCTTTGCTAAGACGGAAAATGCACCCTGGGTGGCAATCAGATTCTGGACACGTTAAATATGACGATTTAGAAACAATGGCCGAAGTTGTTACAAAAAAGAACCGTTGGTATCTTATCAATGTGTCTTGTCTACATGATGTACAAAATATCACAAGTATGCGACAGGGAGTAACAGTTCCTTTTGTTACCAATAAAGAATTAGCACAAGCAGGTTTTACAGAACACCCTTAGGACCGTAACTTAGGTTACGTGGGTGCAGGCGACTACTGCCTTCTGAACATTGGGAGTCGTGCCCCGTACGATGTTCGGTAAAGTGTAGTGCTATTTTTTCAATTATGGATATCATTCAACAAGCCAAGTACATCTGTTTGTACGATGTAAATATACAAAACATCCACGGTAGATATTGGAACCACATGCATCGCATGATAGTTGGTTCTATGGGTAGTATGCGCCCAAGATCTGGCAGTTATACAGATCCGTGGAATAGCCAACTCAGCAGTAAAATGTCATTGCCTGAGTTAAAACAAATCCCCGATAGCCTGGCTGACTTATTAGACCAACGTGCCTTAGAGTTGTTTGATATAGCAACGGCTCAACAAAAAAGAATTTATATCATGTGGTCAGGTGGCATCGACTCAACTGTGGTGTTGACTTCTTTTTTAAAAAATTTATCTGAGGCTGATTCAAAGATAATTACCGTAGTACTAACTGAAGAATCTATTGCTGAACATCCAATATACTTCAACAAATACATAAAAGATCAACTTGAAGTAGTATCATATTACGACCTAGTAGTAGATAATAAATTTTTAGAAAAAGGTATGGTGTTGACTGGAGATCCAGCTGATGCACTATTTGGCCCGAGCGCAGGCATGTACGAACATATGATTCCCACTTTAGATCATTTGCGACCATACCGTGATTGCACAAAAGCAATCAGTTACGTTATAGATAAAAACAGATTTAATACCATACGGCAGTATAAATTACCTGGGTTTGGTCTGTGGTATGCACAAAAAATTACAGATAATCTACTAGAAGTACAACCACCAGGAATTGAAACTATTGCTGATTGGTGGTGGTGGCATTATATTAATTTTAAGTGGGAGTCTAGTATATGGAGACCTTTAATTAGGCGAAAGATTAGTGCCATTGACGATGTATTATCTCAGGCACAGCTAGATGATTTTGTTGATGACACATTTTTTAATACAACAAAATTCCAACAGTGGAGTTACACCAATTTAAAAACTCTAATAGGTAACGATGTTGCAAATCATAAACGCATACCCAAGAAATACATTTATGAATTTGACCACAATGATGATTATTTTTATAACAAACGGAAATCCGAATCAGTTCCGCCAACAGATCATTTCAAAAGCATGACCGAACGCAAGCCCATATTATGGGACCGGAATTGGGTTGGTTATTATGGTGCTCAACACCCCGATCTGTTAAGCCATTGTATTGAACATTTAGAGCAATATAAAGGCTAAACTAGTCTTGTGTTTTGTACGCAAAGAGTTTATAATACATTTTTAACCAGGAGACACTATGTCACAAGGACCACGCATGTTCAGCGGCGAACAAAAAGCCAAACTCACACAACTCATCAACGAAGGCATGCAAGTCATGATGGAAGTTGATACCTTAAACGAAGGCCTAGCTGATACAGTCAAAGCCATTGCAGAAGAACTTGAAGTTAAACCTGCTGTGCTTAAAAAAGCCATACGTATTGCACACAAAGCCGCTTTGGGACAGACCAATGCAGACCATGAAGAACTAAACACCATCTTAGAAACTGTGGGCAAGACTCTTTGATCAACATACTGATTGATATTTTCAAATGGATCAGGGATGATTATAGAACCAATCCAATACGTTTTACTATTGAGTTGCTAGATCGGAAGAGCACA